AGCAGGGCCCGCACGATTCAACAACCCCGCCACATGCTCGCGAGCGCTCTTCAGCTCGCCGATGGACCGGTACTTGACCCGGCGCAGGCCATTGGGCCCGTGGATCTCGACCTCCAGCTCGCCCGTTGCGATGGCGTTGTCGATGTTGTCGAGGTCAGATTGTGTGAATGCCATGGCAATTGAGGTGTTGTTCGCACCTCAATCTGCCTAGGCTACTGTCTCATTTCCATAAAAAGTGAGACGATTTTTCTACCCGGCTGGTGATCGCCCTGATTGCTTGATCAGGCGGTATACGGTGGCACGGCTAATGTTGAGGCGCCTCGCCACCTCAGTTGCATTGCGCCCATCAAATAGCCGCAGCACCTCTGATACGCGACGGCCCCGCTCTGTTTTGGGTGCCACCGCCACGTAGCACATCGACCCGGCAAACTCGGCTCGCACATCCGCCTTCAATGCATCTACACGGGGGAGAGCCGCCGCCGCCTCGGGCAACTGGGTGACGATGTAGTCAAAGATACGGTCCACCAGATCAGCATCCGCCGGGTCTTCGGGAGATTGGTCAAACAGGCCGGGGGCTTGGGTGTTGTCGTTCTGAGGCATGTTGGGCGGTATTGGATCGATCTGCATGGCTCACCGTGCTGTGGCCAGGGCCTGCGCCAGGTACGCATTGAAGTATTTGCCGGGCTTGTCTGCAGCGATGCGGCCGGCAACTCCGTAATAGTCCAGGCGCTTGCGGTAGCTGGTGGTGCGCACATAGGCGAGCACAGGGGTGATGGTTCTGCCCATGAGCTCACGCTGGTAGACACCGGGCTTGAGCCGGGTCTTGTCACCGGGCATGACCACGAAGAAACGGCCACCGGCCCGCCGCTGGGCTGCAATCTTCTTGCGAGCATCGGTCGACATGTTGCGGGTATAGCCGGCCGTCAGCGTGACGCGCAGTTGGCTGAGGATCTGAATGATCTGGCCGGAGGAAATGTTGCCGTAGGCATCCAGGCGGGCGCCTGCCGCTGGCACTGCAAACCACCCATTGGGCATCTGCTGAGTGATCTGCAGGGCGCGCTCGAAGCGCTTCCAGCGCCTAGTTCCGCCATCAATTTGCGGCAGCAGGTATCGGGTGGCCGCAATGCCGGCGTTAGATGTGGCGCGGTCATCCTTCAGCCACACCTCGGCCCGCAGATCGTCCTTGGTGGCCGGCTTCACGTATTGCGAGTTCAGGGTGTACGGGGTGGGCCGATCCAGCACACGCACCATCTCTTGCTTGATGGACTCACGGATCTCTTGGGCAGTAGATGTCAGTGCCCTGGCGGCCGCAAAGCGGGCTTGCTTACCTGCCTGGTCGATCAATGACTGGGCTGCTAAAAGGTCAACTTTCAGATCGAGTTTCATGATGCTCCTACCAGGCTCGCGAGAAGGATCCACCCGCATCGGGGGTGCTGCCGTAGCGGCCTCTGCGAGGTGTTGACGATGATGCTTCCGATGGCTGCTGGGCAGGCACAGCGATGGTCGACACCAGCGGCTGAGGTGCTGGTGTGAAAAGGTCTTGAGCCGGCTGCACGGCAGCCTCAATCTGACTCCAACGCCGGTCAGTGTGGTGATGCAGGCCAATGCCCATGGCCGCATGCAGCGCGTAGTTGCGGCAGTCCAGCACCTCATTGCGCGACCGGCGCTTGACCCACCGATAGGTTTCCTTGCCGCCCAGCTTGGCCAGGATGCGCTGCTCAGCCGTGAGCTGATCAAACCACTCGCCGCTCAGCTCCTGCGAGAAGTGCAGGCAACCAGGGCCAGGTGTCTCAATGCCCAGCTGGCCCAGCAGCAGGTCCTTGGCTGTGTCGGTGCCCACGTTCCACAGCTTGATGCCGTTGGGCCACTTCTGACCGTTCCAGCGTACCTCCTGCGAGCTGGCAGGGCCCAACACTGGTATGCCCTCTTCACCCCGCCCCTTGATGGCCTTGAGGTTGGGGATGTGATGCTGATTCGCCCGCACCCAGTTGTAGACGGCCTGGGTCTGGTCGCTGGAGTCGATAGAAACAGCCGACAGGCCCATGCTGCCGCCATGCCAGGCCTGGGGGTAGCGGCGCTGCAGGTAGGCTGTGACAGGCGCCCAATCAGCCTCATTGGCGGGATTGCCCTCAATGATGTGGTGATCAACCGTCCACGACTCCATGCCGCGGGCCCAGGCCCAGACAGCGATCTCCCAGCGGTCGCGCTGCACGTCCACGCCTGCGGTCAGTACCAGGCCGCCAGCCGGAACGATGCACAACGAGAAGGGCTCGGCCCGCTGCTTCAGGGCATTTTCATCGCTGCGTTGGCCGAGCACCTCCCAGGTCTCACCCAATGTTTCGTTGACGAACAACTGCATGGGGCCGTGGTCGCCCTGCTCAATTGCGGCGTTTGCCTCTTCAAATTGCTGCACGATGCTGACCCAGGTGCGCTGAGGGCTGTAGGCCGCCCACACATGCACGCCCAGCGTTTTAGGCGGCAGGCAAGGCATGCCGGCCTGGTCGCGCCAGGTCTGGTCAGCACCGTAGCGCTTACCCGTGCGCTCGCACACCCAGGCACCAGGCATCGGCAGACCACCAGGAAGGAAGTCGGCCTGCGTGATCAGCTCACGGCAATGCGGGCAAACATGGCGCACAGTGTCAGGCTGGCCGGCAATCCACTTGAACCCATGGGCTTTTTCCTTGCCGCCCCACATCAGCGGGTGCTCAACACCGCAGCGGGGGCACTCAATGTGAAAGCGCACCATACCCTGGGCATTGCCACAAGCCCGCTCGACGTGACACAGATTCTTCACGCCAGGGGTGGAGCCACCGATGAACTTGGGGTATGCAGCACCTTCAAGCCGGCCCTTGGCCAGGCCGCCAGGGTCGCCTGACTTCTCGATGAGTTGGTCGAAGGCGCTCCATTCGTCGAGAATGGCCACGGCCACGGTGATCCGGCGATATGCGCGCTTGGCCTTGCCGCCCAGCAGGTGCAGAACGCTGTCGCGGAAGGCCTTGAATTTGATGGTGTCTTCGCTGCCCTTGCCCTGGCGGCGGGCTTTCACCACCGCATCCACCAGTTCAAGGACCGGTTCAATCTCGGTCTTGACGTAGTTGTCACGATCATCATCGGTGGGCTGCCACAAGGCCTGCTTGCGGCGTCGATGGGCGATGTTGTAGGCGACGAAGGCAGTGATCATCTTGGTGTAGCCAACTCGCTTGGACTTCATCACCAACAGGTCTTCAATGCGGTCATCGCTCATGAAGTCAAGAAGGCCCAGCTGGAACGACCAGCCGACCCATCCACCCTTCTGGTGCGAGCTCTCGCCGGCCAGCTCGAAGTGGTCAGCCGCCCATTGACTCAAGGTCTGCGGCACCTCGGCCCGCAGGCTGTCCAGGCCAAGGCTCACGGCCTTTTTGATGGCCTGGGCAGTCTCACGGTGGAGGGTGCTCAAAACGGCACCTCCGCCTCATCGGCCTCATCATCCTGAGCCATGGCATCAACGCGATCAGATACCAGCTTGGCCGTGGACCGAATCCACTCATTGCGGGCCGACGCGATCACGGTCATCACTGCCGCCTTGGCTGCCTCAGGCAGATCCGGTGCGGACTTGGATAGCGCCCCTTCCAGCTGGTCAAAGCGATCAACGACTGCGCTGCTGGCTGCACCCAGCACATCGGCGAGCAAACCCACAGGGGCATATTCGCCCCGAGCCACCGAGTTCTTGAGGGCCTGGGCAATGCGCTGCTCGCGGGCCAGGGCGGCACGCTCCTGCACCAGGTCGAGCCCGCCTGTTTCCGAGCCAGCGCGGCCTGCCGCCTGGTCTCGCAGACGCTCGCAGTAGGCGACGAGCCAGGCATGCCCCGTGTCGCCTCGGGTCATCACACCCTCAGAAAGCAGCTGGCTCACCCTGGCTTCGCTCACACCGACCCATGCAGCGAACTCTGCCTGTGAAACCGGCTGGTCCATCACTGCAATCGCCTTCACTTAACCCCCTTAGGCAACCCACGCAACAGCGCGAGGGGGCGGTGCGAATTACCCGCATGGGGGTAGGCCGGGGAGGACCCGGGCGATTGGGCCCACCCCCCGGGGGCACGGGCAACGTTGGGGGCAAGACTCATGCTGGCACTCCCTGACCAGACCGCGCTGCGCCCGCCATCGGCCTGCCCATCACTGAACGTGCGAGCGCTGCCGCTTCACGAGCCTTGACC